TTGCACTGAAGCAAACTAACTCGTAATAGTTAGAAAGTATAGAAACGAGGGGGAGTTTATCTCCCCTAAGTTTTTACTTATGGACTTATAGAATATGGCAGATTTAATAACATTACAGGAATACAAAACGGCAGAGGGTATAACTCAGCCCAAAGAAGACGCACGCCTGAATGTTTTAATCCCCTCCATAAGTCAATTAGTGAAAACTTATTGTGGTAATAGTTTTGTAGACTATTACTCCACCAATAAAACGGAGACGTTTAATATTGAATGGAGCACCCACATAGTACAATTAACAGAAAGCCCAGTAAATGCAATAGTAAGTGTACAAGAAGCCCTCTCTTATGGAGCTACTCTAACTACTCTTACTACAGGGGCAAAGGAGTACGCTCTTAATAAAGCAACTGACTCTATACTCAGAACAACTGCTTCTGGGTATAAAAATTGGCCCACTGGCATAGAAACAGTTAAAGTAGTATATACTGCTGGCTACACAGCAGTTCCTGCGGACCTTAAGTTAGCTGTACTAGATTTAGTTACCTACTATTTAAAAGATGAGCACAAGGCTCGGCAGAGTATAGCCGGTGCTAGTATACAGAATCAGGGTAGCTCTAGTCAGCGAGATAATGTCTCTTTCCCAGACCACATTAAGCGAGTCTTAGACTTGTACAAGAACTTTTAATGGCCTCGGGGGACTTAGCAGCATTAACAACACTTCTAAGCGATAGGCTTGAGCAAAGTTCTGCAACTTATAGAAAAGAGATTGCTAATAAGCAGACTCATTTTATAACTATAAATGAAGACGATATAAAGCACCAAATTAGAGAAGAGATGAGAGAGCGTGGTGCTACAGGCCCTGGAGGAAAGCTAGCAAAAAGGATAGAGGACATAATAGACGACGCAGTCCCGGGTATGTGTACAGCTATATATAACTCAGCTAAGTCGTATAATGACTCTGGCCTGAAAAAAACGTCAGTATCTAAGATAGTAGGAAATCCTAAAGACTTTACTTTCTTTATAGCACAAGCCTCTGATGGAGGTAGTGCAAGTGTTTTTAACGCCTTCAGAACAATGAAAAGTAAAGCTCAAAAACCGTTACTTACGAAGATAAAAGCAGCAATTGTGGTACTAAATAAAGGTCGCACAGCGAGCGAGATTGCTATGCCTACCAGCAACTTTTTAGATATTGGACATGAGAATAGCTCCGCTATCGCTAACCAGAAAGTAAAAGACTCTAATGCAGCATTATTTCAGTTTGGCACTAAGCTTACCAAAGGGGCAAAGAAACAGTTAGATAACTTAGTGTCTTCTTTAAGTCTTAGTATTAAATCCAATACTAAAAAACAACCTCGAACGTTATCAGTATCTATTGAGAGTAGTAGGTTGAACAAGCTAAAAGGCTCCCAGGACGAGAAGAAAATTGTAATGCAACTTAATAAAGACCTGGAAACTCTACTAGCTGCTTTAGGAGGGAAGTACTGGTTAGAGCAAGAAAGCTCCGACTCTAAAAAGACGGAAATAATAAAAAGCGTACTTAATCCTTTTGCTAGAAAAGCAAAAAAGCAAAAAAGAATGAGAGTAAACTTTACGGATGCCAAAATTATAGTAGGTGTCTCTAAAGCAAAAGGTAAGCAGAAGAAACCTAAGCTGTCGAAGGGTAAACCTTTTGTAGATAAAAGCAACGGTGCTGTTGGTACATTAGATACGGGCAGTAGGTCAAGCATGTTTTCTTTAGTTGCTTTACTAAATCGGGATCTACCCGCTACAGTAAAGAAGAATATGGGCTTTCCCCGAATGGATAATGTTACAGGAACCTTTGCAAATAGTGTGAGAGTAGAGAACGTTATACCTACAAAAGGAGGCTTTCCTAGTTTTGGGTACACTTATCAATCTGATCCCTATGAAATATTTGAAGATGGAGGGAGAGGAGCCAGCCCTTGGGCAGACGGTAAGAGAGATCCTAGAAAGCTAATAGATGCTTCTATCCGAGAGATAGCAAGGTCAATGGCAATAGGACGATTTTATACTAGGAGATTGTAGTGACAGGCGAAAGATTTTATACATCTCGAAGAAGTGGTATAGTAACCGCTCTAGCTGATGTATTTGGTAAGATAGATGGTCGTGGGCTGTACTACCAAGCAGTAGCAGAGACAAGCCCCCGATTAAAGTTTTGGGACGAAATAGAAGAGTTTCCCGCAATACATTTAAATGCAGGAAGTGAAAGTAGACAGTACCAAGCTGGGGGATATAAAGACAGATTTCTAAATGTAACAGTAAGATGTTATGTTAAAGAAGAAGATGCTGTTACTGCTTTAGATGAGCTGTTAGAAGATGTAGAAACTGTTATAGAAGAAAACAGTAAGCTAGTGTATTATGACAGAAATGGTCAGGAGCAGTACGCACAACAGATCACAGTCATCAGTATAGACACTGATGAAGGTGCTTTAGAACCTCTTGGAGTCGGTGAGATTTTAATAGAGGTTCGTTATTAGAAAATGCGGGCACGAACAAACGTTCACGACCATGCCTTTTCAAGTTCATAGGAGATAATCTATGGCACAACAATTATATTTCAGTCGTGATACGAGAATGTTTGTTCAATTTCGTAACCCTGCTGATAATACAGAATCCCCCCTTAAACTGGGTGAAGGAGCATTGTGGGAAATTCCCATCTTGGACGGCTATAGCTTTTCACAGACTACCAATACCTCCGAAATAACACTTGCGGAAATGGAAAGCACCGCAGGTATAAGTAGACGTGGTCGTCGTATGTTTACAGACTCTTTGGCACCTGCCGAATGGTCTTTTTCTACATACATCAGGCCTTTTGAGTCTAAAGCAGGGTCTCCTGTCCCTACTGGTAGTGTATCAGCAGATAGTGCTACAGAGGTACACGCGGTAGAAGAGGTCTTATGGGCAGCTATGTTTGGCGCAGATACTTACGTCAAAGCAAATGGCTTTACCCGAGCCACCAATCCTGCTGTAGCAGGCGGTGCTGTTCTTACCCCAGGGAGTTCAAGTTCTGTAATAAAAGTAACAGAATCTAATAGGTCTGCTATGAGCGGATTTACTATCTTCTTTATGATTGATACTGCAAATGCTGATCCTTTGGTATATCGTATGCCGGAAGCCGTTGTAAACGAAGTCAGTGTAGACTTTGATGTAGACGGTATTGCTACTCTGGGATGGTCAGGAATGTCTAAGGAAATTCAAGATGTTTCCGGAGGCGTACTTACAGGCATTACTGCACCAGCGTACAATGCAACAACCCGAGACACTAGCGCTATTGCATTAGGTGATGTTTTTATTGACACTGATAATGCATTAGGAAGACAGTTTAATATTGTCAGTACAGTCCCAGCAGGAAGCGGCTTTGTGTCACTTACCCCAGCAATAGATGAAGGTACTAATAGTACTAAAAACTTCATTCGTAATCGACTGACTTCTGTGTCTATTGAAACAGCCGATGCTACTGATAAGATTCCAACTATCTTCCCAGGTAGTTCAGCTTCTATTACTGGTCTCACTAAAGTAGCTGGTGCAGTTGCGTCAGCAACAGCACATGGATTTGCTGTAGGAGACAAAGTGTTTGTTACAGGTACTTGTGGTATTACTATCAGTAGTGTGGATGTTCTGCAGAATATTGAGCATACTATTACGGCAGTTGCTGCAAATACCTTCACTATAGGTGGGTTAGACCTTAGTACCGGAACGGTGGGAACTTTCAGCGCTACTAACTTAGTTGCTGCAAATGGTAGGTACAGTCTTGTACTGACAGGAGGAAGCTTTACTATTGGTAATAATATCTCCTACCTTGTACCGGAAGAGCTAGGTGCTATTAACAAGCCTTTGGAGCATGTAACTGGTAGTAGAAATGCTGGCGGTTCTGCAACTTGCTATCTTACTTTGAATGACGCTGACCGTTCTGCAGGTACCTCAAGACAGTTTTTTAACGATCTTGTTAGTATTGGTGCAATGGCAAAAGTTGTAAATAAGTTTGAAGTAACAATGCATATTGGCGGAGCTACTGCTACTGGTAATGCAACCGACCCAGCATTAAAAGTTGTATTCCCTACTGCACATATTGAAGTACCAACACACTCTATTGAGGATGTTATCTCAATGGAAACTAACTTCACAGCACTCCCAACAGACTTTGGAATTGCAGACGAAATTAGCTCAATTACCTACTTCCCGGTAGATGATTACGCTTAACACTGAAAGGGGCTCCGGCCCCTTTTTTCGTTCACCCACTCAAAAATAATACTTGACATTTATTGTCTTATATCGTATAATTTAGTTTTAAAAATAAGGATTTAATAATCATGTCTGACGCTACAACTACTAAAAAAGAACCCGTACCGCTAAAGAGTCTTATGACTCCCAGTAAGACAGTAACCATGGACTACCCTGGTTATGAAGGCTTTACTATTGACGTTTGTCATTTAGCAAGGGAAGGGCTACTTAAGTTAAGAAAGCGATGTCTTTCAAATAAGTGGGATAAGAAAACAAGGCAGCCCATAGAAGAGTTAGATGATGATAAGTTTTTAACAGAGTATACTACAGCAGTTATAAAAGGATGGAAAGGGTTAAAATATTCATACTTAGAAGAGCTTCTTTTGGTGGATGTTTCACAATTTGATCCTAATGATTGTTTACCTTATACTCAGGACAATGCAGCAACTTTAATGCAAAATGGGTCAGATTTTGATTCATGGTTGACCGATGCTGTAGGTGACTTGGAAAATTTTACGCAGAACAAGTAGCAGAGATACAAACGCTACTTGAAAGGTATGTAACAGAGCAGGACTCTATTGACGTAGAGAAGTACCTGCTTATCTGCGAACAACTAGGTGAAGAACCTGATCCCCAAAGAATGCCACTTGAACCTTCTGTTTTCCCAGAAGAAGTTCAAATGGCATTTTTTATATCTGATCTTGTTTCAGAAAAGTGGGACGGTATGTCAGGTATGTACATGGGTAAAAATTGGACAGAAACTACCCAATTATTTCATTTATATGAAGTTGATAATAGGCGAGACGTTTTATACTTTATGAAACTACATGATTCTTTATTACAAAGGAAACGTCACGAAGACCAGAAGAGAAAGGAGAAGAAAAACAAGACAAAAGGCGGTGATGGTACGACATACACCCATAGAATACAGGGATAATGGCAAAAAATACAGTCAGTGTAGACGTAAAAGTAGACGACAAAGGCTCCACCAAGAAAGTTGGGTTAGGTGCCGCTGGCGCTGCTGACGGCTTGGAGAGAATGGGCAGAGCCGCACAGACTACGGATCGTAGACTAAAAGGCGCCGCCCAGACTTCTGCGAATACTACAAAAAATAACGCAAAAATGATGCAAGGCATCTCAAGCGGCTTAGTGCCAGCGTACGCTACACTAGCTGCTAACGTATTCGCCTTGACTGCTGCATTTAACTTCCTTAAAAATGCCGCTGATGTTGCGAACCTTAGAAAAAGCCAAACCGCCTTCGCTGCCAGTACTGGTATAGCTATGAGAGGTTTAACCATGCGGCTACAAGAAGCTGCAAACGGCATGTTAAGCTTTAAAGAGGCAGCCGCAGCCACCGCAATTGGTGTTGCAAAAGGGTTCTCGCCACAACAAATGGAAGACCTCGCTGTAGGGGCCCAAAAAGCCGCCGCAGCCTTAGGATTAGGATTCGAGGATGCCTTTGACCGTTTAGTACGAGGTGCCTCTAAAGCGGAGCCAGAGCTACTAGATGAATTAGGCATAACTTTAAGACTGGAAACTGCTACTAAAAGGTATGGTGCTGCAATAGGTAAGAATGCAGACGATTTAACTAGCTATGAGAGAAGCCAAGCGGTACTAGTAGAAACCCAAAGACAGTTGAATGAAACCTTTGGAGACGCTGAAGCAATATCAAACCCCTTTGTCCAGCTTCAAAAAACCTTTGGTGAGATCGTACGTCAAGTTACAGACCTATTTCTTCCCGCATTTATATCGCTGGCAGACTTTATGCAGAAAAATGCTAAAGTAGCCGCGACTGTTTTTGCCTTAATAGGTATTTCCATTATTAAGAGTATTCCCGGTATACAAGCATTAACTACTAAAATAGGAGACTTTGGTAAAAGTGCCTCCTTAGATGTACTAGGAGGTATATCAGAATGGAAGGAGTATAATGCTCAGTTACAGAAAACAAAACAAACTCTTGAGAAGGTAAAAGCAGCCGCCACTAAGAAAACCGTAGGTATAGCTAAGCAGCTTGTTGACGGCGGCTCCAAAAGTAAGACAGTTCAAAAACTCGCAAAGGGTGAGAAACTCGGTAAGAAAGATACTAAAGCGTTACAAACAGCGTTAGATAGGGCAGAGGCACAATATAAGAAGCATGGAGAAGTTGTAAGCGGAATATTTAAAGGCGAAGATATTAAACGGTTGAAGCACTTCAAAAGATCTTTTGAGCAGATGAATAGAGAAGGTCGTACTGTATTTCAGACAATCGCTGCAGGGTCTAGAAAGAGCATTAGATTCTTTAAACTCATGGGTAAAGGTATAAAAGCAGGCATCGTTGCTCCTTATAGGCTAGCTACAAAAGTAGCTAAGGGCGCAGCAAAAGCTTTTTCCATGGCAGCAAAAGCAACTGTAATATTAGGTATAGTAGGAACTATTTTATCAGGTTTAGAGGCAATGTCTAAGGCCCCTGCTACAGTTGTAACTAACTTTATATCTATGATTTCCAGTGTTGCAAAGGGCTTGCAGTGGGGCCTAAATACTATAGCAAAAGCAATAAATGGCATGGCTGAGAAGCTACCCGAGTGGGCTCAGAAGATGCTTGGAATTGATGGCAAGGATAATCAACTGATTACGCCTTTCACTTTTGGGGACGACGCAATGGCAGGCCTAACAGACCTAGCTAATACCTATTTACCCATGGAACAGTGGGCAAAAGATGAGGCTGAAAATAAGAAAATCGAATCGATGAGTGAGAGACTCGAGTCTCTTAGTGCTGTGGCAAAAGAGGTTGGTCTAGATTTAAAGAATGTACTACTAGGCCTAAAGAAAGCAGAAGGGGCTGTTAAAAAAGACCTTATTAAATCAACCTTTTTGTCCACAATGAATATAGCTGATCTAGTAGCTAAGGTAATGTCGGAGAAATTAGATCCTGCTGCACAAAAAGCCGCTTTAGACGACTTAGTCGCCGGACTAGACGCGGCTAATCTGTCACTTTTAGGGCCTGTTGGGGTAGAAATTGTCTCACTCATAGAGGCCGGCAACGATGATGCTTTAAATAAAATTGAAATAGCTAACAGAGACTTTGTAGGAAAGACAAGCTCTTTTAAAAATGCCCTAAATTCTTTAACTAGCTTGAACGAAAAAAGCATGCCTGAACAGTTAGAGTTTATAGAGAGCCTAAGAAACGAGGGGGCAGAGTTAGTTATCACTGCGAACAACCTCAAAGTACACAGTGATGCTCAGGAGAAGATGGACGCATTATTTAGCAGTTTCGGGGGTTTAGAAGCTTATACAGAGACTATAAAAGAGGCAGCAGACGAAGTAGCAAGACTAGACAATCTTATGGCGGATATAAAAAATAGTATGGCCGCGAATGAAGCTAGTTTTATGCCTAAAAATGTTACACAGTTTGTTAATAACGAATTAAAAATAAAAGCAGAAGTAGCAAAGAGAGCTAGGATACAACTAGACTTGGAGGCTGCCCAACGATCCTATCAGTCAAAATTGAAAAAGGAAGACAATGCTCCTAAAGAAGGACTGGACGTCCTACAAAGGGCTATAGATAAGCAAGAAGCCTTGTTGACAGGCCAGGATATGGCGGTCTTAAAAGTTAAAAAGAACCTTAGTACAATAGGAAGGCTAGGGGCAACTGTTTCAGACGGTATAGGCGCAGGTATGGCAGATGCTTTTGAGGGTATGATAAACGGTACTCTGAAAGTAAAAGATGCTTTCAGAAATATGGCAGTGGGTATTTTAAAGCAGATGGGCAGGATTATAGCAGAAGCGCTGGCAGCTAAGCTTATTCTAGCAGCTATGGGGATGATAGGAAATATTGGCGCAACAAAGATGACCGGTCCGGGTCCCACGAAGCCTGATGTATCGAAGATGAAGATGGTGAGTGGCCCGACGCAGAGGTACGGAGGAATAACTGAGCCGAAAGGCTACCGTGCAGGTGGAATTGCCCAAGGACGAGATGCGGGGTATCCTGCAGTACTTCATGGAACAGAAGCAGTAGTACCAGTTGGGCAGAATAAAAAGATACCAGTAGAGATGGTAAATGGGGGAGGCACTGGTACACAAAATAACGTAACTATCAGTGTAACCATGGATGGTAGTGGTAATAAGTCAGATTCGTCCTCCGATAGCCAACAAGGGCAGGACATAGGCGCTGCAATATCTCAAGCAGTACAGAAAGAATTACAGTATCAAAAACGATCGGGCGGAATACTAAATCCGTATGGAGTAGCATAATGACAATTGGATTCATAGTAACAAATATTGCTGCTAAGGTTATACCTGATAAGACTTTAACTATGTCTTCAAGCCCTAACGTAAGTGTTGCTAAATTTGGGGATGGTTATCAACAGAGAATAGCACAGGGACTAAACTCGATTCAAGAGAGTTTCTCTATAGGGTTTGTGAACCGGCCACGAATAGAGGCTAACGATATAGAAGCCTTTTTTAAAGCTAATAAAGGTGTAACTTCTTTTGCCTTTACCTACCCAGATACTAATTCTACCACTACCGCGATAGGGGTTGTTAACGCAGCGGTTAGTAACTCAAATTCAGTGGCTTTAGCACCTTCGGCAAATAATGCAAATATATCAACAGGTTCGACAGTAACAGGTACAGGAATAATAGGCACGGTTACTGTTGCAAGTATATCTGGAAATGCTGTTGTACTAAATAGTTTACAAACTATAAGCAGTTCTACTGACTTAACCTTTACTAATCCGGATGAGAGACAGGTAAAAGTAATATGCCCAAATTGGAGTATTAGCTTTTCAAACTCTAACCATTATAATGTAACTGCAAAATTTGAAAGAGTATATGAACCGTGAGCAATATAATCGTAACAGATGTAGATAAGCTAGTAACAGACTCGCAAGACCTTGAAATAGCTAGTGGTATAATAGAATTATATGAAATTAAAATAGGTGACGGAACTAATAATACTTTATACTTTCACCCAGGAAAAGACTTAGATAACGGTACTGCAGCTAATGATTTATTATTTGGTACTGGTACTGAAGGAGGGGAGCATACTTATGTAGCTTTACCTATTTTTATGGATAGCATAGAAAGGTCTGCAGAAGGTGCGCAGAATCGTCCGACCCTAACCTTTGCAAACGTAGAGTCAATTATTAAAAGTAGCTCAGGTTTTAAAACAGAAATGGATAAGGTAGATGGAAGTAATAACCTTACCTGGGATGCAACCGTAGATGGTAAAGCCGTAGCTTCAATAGGATTCGTTACAGAAGACTTAGTAGGCGCCAGAGTAACTAGAAGGAAGACTTTAGAGAAGTACACAGGCTCCGGTGTTTCAGGGCATGAGTTTCAAAAAGAGCTATTTATAATTGACCGAATCTCTAACAGGAGCAGTATTTTTATAGAAGTCGAACTCGCTTCTCCCCTAGATCTAGGAGGAGTCCGAGTACCAAGACGGCAGGTTGTAGGAAAATACTGTTCTTGGATATACCAAGGGGGTGAGACAGACCCTACGAAAAGCGCTTGTATATGGAAGACGCACCAACAGTTTGAAGATACTAATGGCGACGTTTTTTCTTTTTATTTTACAGGAGATGACGAGCCCTTAGTGCTAAAAAGCTACGTATCCGGTAGTGCTACTGATGTTTGGAAAGGTACCTATTCCCCCAGTAATGCGTATACAAAGGGTATGATTTTAAAGGGGAGAGATGCCGTTGCCTCAGAGTCAGGGCTATATTGGCGATGTGATAAAGACCTTCCTCTTGTTAGTGGCAGTAATGAGGCCTCCCCCTCAGAGACTGCTGCACAGTGGCAGCTAATAAGAACTTATACGGCTTGGAGCGGCGGCACGTCCTATACAATAGATGCTTTAGACAGTAGAAAAAACTCGTATGTTAGGAGGAATAATACTATTTGGAGAGCTGTTAGGGCCAATTCAGGAATAGAGCCCGGTACAAGAGAAAGCGTATGGACTAGGGGCGATACTTGTGGTAAGCTACTGAAGTCTTGTAAAATTAGATATCAAGGTATGCCCCTTAAGAATAAAGACGGCAGCGTTACAGGTAATTATAGTGTTGACGGCCTAGCCTCCCCCGTGGTAGATACTAATATTCCTCTACCTTTCGGAGCGTTTCCAGGTACTAGAAAGTTCAGATAATGGAGTTTATACAAGAAATAGAAAAACACTTTGAAGAAGAGTACCCTAGAGAGGGCTGTGGTATACTTTCAGTAGTAAAAGGGAAGAAAGTTTGGTTTCCTTGCACTAATTTAGCAGAAAATGAAGACGACTTCATACTTGACTCTACTGAGTTTTTGAAAATAAAGAGAACCTCAGATATAATAGCAATAGTACATAGCCACCCTGATGCCAGCCCCGAACCTAGTGAAGGTGACATAAAATACTGCAATACTTTGGGAATACCTTATTATATTTTTAGCTATCCAGAGATGGAGCTGCACATACTTAACCCTGAGAGTAACACCACTGAGCTATACGGTAGAGACTACGAGTTTGGAGTAACGGACTGTTTTGAAGCGGCCAGAGACTACCTACTTACCAAAAGTATAGTTATACCTAAAAGAGATATGTTCGAGGATGACTGGTGGGAGAAGGGACTAGACTACTTCAGAGAAGACCTAATCTGTGATTGGGGCCTTAGAAAAGTAGAGCTAGGAGAGATGCAGCCAAATGATGTACTAATCTTTAAAGTTTTAGCAGATAGAAATAACCATTGTGGTGTATATATTGGCAATGACCATTTTTACCACCACGCTAATGAAAGGTTGTCTTGCAGAGAGAATATATACCCTTTGTGGCACAAATATTTAACAGGAGCTTATAGGTATGATTCGTAATATATATTTAGAGGGGGAAATGGGGGAGAAGTTTGGAACTCATTTTCAGTTTAATGCGCCCACAGTCAGGGACGCTTTCAGATGTTTAGAAGCTAATTTTCCTTCTTTTAGGAAGTATATTATAGACTGCCATGAAAAATCTGTGGGTTTTGTCATAGACGTAGCAGACAATACTATTGATTATATAGAAGAGTGCATTATGGATTTAAATGTAGGAGATATCACTATTACTCCTATACCTGCAGGCTCCAAATCAGGTGTTGCAAAAATACTAGCAGCACTCGCAATCGCAGCATTATTCTTAATACCAGGCGGAGCAGCATTTGGCGTCCAGTTAACTACTACCGCCGCCGGTACCGGTGTCACTACATTAACTTGGGCTGGTAGCGTAGTTGCAGGCCTAAGTTTGAATTTAGCAATAATGGGATTGACTCAGATGATGGCACCTGACCCTGCAACCGATCAAGACCAAGAGCAATCTTACTTATTTAATGGGGCAGAAAAAAATACTGTACAAGGAGACCCTGTTCCCGTACTCTATGGCGAGCTAAGAGTACCTGGCCAACCTATAAGTTTTGAAATTGCAGGTATAAATTCAAGTATTAATACTTTGGGCTTCGGCCCAAATGGGACTCCTTACGGGATAACTGTTTCAGCGGGTTAAAAGCCCTATAAAGGAATTATAAAATGCCACAACAATCCATAAATGCACTAGATAGAAGACGTTATTCCTCAGACAATGACTCGTTAGCAGGTGCCATAAGTTCTAGTAATGAGCAGACTATTCTAGTTTCCGACCTAATTTCAGAAGGCCCTATTCAAGGTCTTGTAGGGGGCGGAACAGGTATATTTATAAATAACGATGCTCTTCAATCTGCAGAGCAAACCTCTTTCGCAACTCAGGTGGGAGTCACCGCAACATTTGCTGCAAATAGTTCCACTGTAACGGTTAATACAGGAACTAGTACATTTACTGCGGCTGTAGGTAGTGAAGGAAAGAAATATCTTATGGTCTATGGAGTATATAGTACTTCTGTTACTATGTCTGATATTACGGCTCCTTCTGCAGGGTACACGTACACCGGTAACTACTTAACTGGCAGTGGCGAAGTGAGGAGAGTGGCTATAGGAGGCAGTGTTACTCTTACTAGAACTGCTGGCTCTGCTATGACAGCAGACTGGGCACACCCTGAAGTAAACCCAGGGGCTACCGTAATTACTAGCCCTATTACTGATAATGTATTCGCTAATCTTGCTCTAACTAAAAGCGGTAATGATCTACGCGGGGGGCTAAGTGAGGTTGACGTTGATGCCCAGACAGCAAAGTTTACTTGGGGGGCATCACTTGGTTGGAAGCTACTAATGTCTGATGCCGATAGAACTACTGGTGTGGTACAGACTTTAGAAGCAGGAGTATTCTTAGAAATTTCCGCCATTGATGGTAATACTATAACTTTAGCTAATAATGCAGGTATTACTGGAACTTTTAGATTCGGTATAACGAGAGCAATGTTAGAGAGTGATGCTACGGGGGCAGAGAAAGCAAAGATTGAAGAGAAGTATAAAAATTCTGGCTGGTCTTTTGCTAATGGTACTATCGACCAAAGCCCTCTCCCAACTATAGAGGGAGTAGGAACTACTTCTGTTGCTCTTACTGTTTCAGACGCTGCTTTAGAGAAGAATGCTGCTAGGACTATTACCGCATCTGGAGCGCAGGCTTCAGAGATAGACGAAGTAAAGTTTCTAATAAACTACCCCTCTGGAATCTATTTTGTTAGTAGTAGCAGTGGGAGAGAGTACCCAGCAGGTGTAGGTTATAAAATAGAGTTAAGCATTGATAACGGAGGAGGAGACCGCTATAAGGTTATAGAAAGCCCAAATGGTACTACTCTCGATGGTGTGCCTGTGTGGGTTCATAGTGGTAAGTATAAAAGCGGCGTTAGCTTTGAAATGAGAATAAACCTGGAACAGTACCAGCCTTTTAACGGGTTTAAGCTAAAAATAACACGGATGACTCAGCATGATCCTAATATAGGAAGAGCTATTAACCCATCGCTAACGGAAGCAAAACCTAGGTATCAAAGTGTGTATACTAGCTCTCTTTCTAGCGTAACTGGGATAATAAAAGAAAAGTTATCGCACCCTCATACAGCTCTAGCTAATATTAGTTTTAGCTCTAAATCTTTTACTAATATGCCTTCTCGTACTTATCTGTGCCAAGGCTTAAAAGTACGAGTTCCTAGTAATTATGTAACTAGAGAGCAAGGCGACGGGCTTAATGCTAAGTACACTAGAACTAGCCCTTCTGCTTTTGGTAATGTCCCTCAACTATGGAACGGCGACTTCTTAAAAGATAGTGAAGGGCACGAGATACTAGTATACACAGACAACCCTGCTTGGGTATTCTATGATATATTAATTAATAATAGATATGGGCTAGGAGACTTTCTGGAGGCAGAGGATCTAGACAAGTACGCTCTATATAGGATCGCTAAGTACTGCGACGAATTAGTTCCTGATGGTAAAGGCGCTAAAGAACCCCGCTTTCGTGCAAATGTGTACTTTACAAAAGCAACGGATGCGTACAAGGTGTTAAAAGACTTAGCAACAATATTTAGAGGTATACTATATTGGAGCGATGGTCAATTCACCCCTGTAATAGACGAAAAATTGCACCCTGTTTATACCTTTTCCAGAAGCAATGTGATTGATGGCAGCTTTAACTATGAGACCACGGGGAGCAAAACTCGTGTCAATCAAATGATTGTGGAGTGGACAAACCCAGAATCAGAGTATAAGCTAGAGCCTATTATTATTGAAGATAGAGAGAACCAAATAAGAACAGGTACTATAAAGAGTGAGAAAGCTGTAGCTTTTGGTTGCACGTCTGAGGGTCAGGCGATAAGATATGGAAGATGGAAGCTGTGGACAGCATTAAATCAAACTGAACTAGTAAGTTTTGCTACTTCTGCTAACGCTTCTTTTCTATCTCCCGGAGATGTTATAAATCTTCAGGATGAGGCTGAATTCAATATATCTTTCAGCGGTAGAGTTAATGGATGCACTGCTTCTGCTATTACTATTGACCGCGCTATTTCTTCTAACTTTACGTCCGGCTTTACTTATACCATTGCGGTAATACTACCTAAAAGAACTATACTTCTGAATCAGGATAGTGCAGTTATTGCTGAAGTTGGTGGAGGCAGCTCAACATACTCTAGGGGGGACACTATAACTCATGCCACTGTAGGGGGTGCTACTACTTTATTACTACATGCTACTAATGAAGATTTGACTCGTAGGCAGATTGAAAGCGCCGCAGACACTAGCGGGGATATGCTAAATCTACAATATATCAACGAAACAGTAATAGAAGAGCGAGTTCTAACAACAGGGGGCACTACCACTGTAGAGGACCGAGATACTATTCCTATAGCTTCCGCTTTCTCTGTACTACCGACAAACGGGGATATGTGGGCTATAAAACAAGTTAGTACAGCAGGTGAGACCACTCTAGCTTCGTATAAACCCTATAAAATACTTTCTATAGGTGAGAAAGAGCAGAACTTTGATATAGTCGCAGTAGAATATTCTGACTTAAAATTTGATTCTGTGGATAAGGAGTTTAGCCTTGCAGGAGCAGATCCATTATTCCCCCCAGAGAACACAGCAGAAGTTCCTCCCCCTAAAGGAATACGAATATTAGTAGAGCCTAACCCAGATCAAAAAGGGCAAGAAGTAATAATCGAATGGGATGCTCCAGATCCTGTAGGCTCTTCTGGAGTATCTACTACATATGAACACTTAGCAGAATATAAAATCTTTCATACGTTTGGCGATCAGATAAACGGAAGTGATCTTCGTAGCGGAGAGACTGTTCAAAGCTGGAGAAGCCATCTAAGATTCGATAATGTTACAAATGGAAGACACACAGTAGCTATACAGACGGTCAGCGGTAAAGGAAGAACCTCTAAAAAAGTTTCTGCAAGTATAGATATAGATGACGCGTTCGAAGGAGACTTCCCAAGATTAGGGGGTCTAATAAAGGGAGGCTTCTCTACTAGTGATGTGTCTGTTATAGGCTCAGGCTCTCAGAAAGGTTCAGTTAAGTTTGGAACTACTTCGTATGCTGCGGCTCCTTTCACTGATATAAACATAGCAAAGAGGAACACAACTTTAGACCCAAATAGTTATGGACTATCGTGTGTAGCTCTTGCACATGCTAATTGGCCTTATCAGGAGGGAGGAGTTGACTTAGGCTACTTAATGATGGATTTCAGTGCTCTTGATGCAGCTAGTGGGTCTGCTAATGCACTTAAGCTGATAGCCCGTAAGACAGATACTACTACTTATGGAAGAACCTTGTCATATTGGTATGATGGAACTAAATTTGTAGCAAATGCAAACAGTATTTGGGCAAGTCTAGGTACCTGTACAATGACAAAAGACTCTCGTAAGATTATAGGCTCTGGGTTTCTAAATCTGCCCTTAGGTACTGTAGTTACTATAGGTAGTACCTATGCAGCAAAAGTGGCTCTAATAGAGAGCAACACTGTAATGTATGTAGACTATCCTTGGCCTGCAGCAACTGCAACTAGTCTGGCTATAAGTAAGCAAGAACTAGAGATAGATTTTGAGGAAGACTTTATAATTACTCCTGTTAGCTACAACGCCTCAGGCACTGATGCTGCGGGCGCAAGTGGTAAATACGCACTTGGAGGGGTTAACAACACAATGTCCTTCCTGCAGATAACACCTGAATTAGATGGTATAGGTAAAAGTGCCTTAGTTACTTCTAGTTTACCTTTTCTGTCTTATAATGCAGCAGGAACTCAACTGACAAGTATACCTAATACAGGGATAGTTTTAACTGCAACTGGGTTAGGATTTACTAACCCAGAATTTATGTTCACAGGAACTGGGTTTTCTACCACTAATGGAAGTGTTGATGGTACTTTTATTGCTGGAACCAACGGGGTTAGGTCAAAGACAGTACATAATAACTCCAGTATAGCTTATAGTGCAACTCCCTTAGACTACACAGTAACTGTAAGAGAGGCTCTTGATCCTGATAATGCTGCTTCTACTAAGTCTTCTATTGTTTCTATAGGTAAACTAAAAGAAGGTTCACAAGGAAACTCATCAGCTTTAGTTTATTTGTATAAAATGGCTACTACTATACCGGCTAGTCCTTCAGTAGGCACTGCTTTTCCTGCAAATGTAACAGTATCTATGACTACAGGGCAAATTGTTGCAGCTTCTGGGTACACAATCAGTGCTACTAAGCAGATTTTCAACTCAGGCGCCGCCACTGGGTGGTTCACAGTACCTACAGACACTAGTTTAGCGGGAGGAGTAATATGGGCTTCCGCAGCCAGTGCTAATAGTACAGGTACTACGGATACTATACCACGATCAGAATGGGTAACCCCGGTACAGTTTACTGGAAATACTGGAACGGTGGGACTTACAGGCGGGGCAGTAAACTTAATATTTAAAAGAGCTGCCACTATTCCTGCCACTCCGTCAGCTTCCGCAGGCGTACCTACAGGTTGGTTTGACAGTCCCCCCGCAGGAACAGATCTTTTATGGGCTATACAAGGTACAAGAGCCGCCTTTGAGCCTGCAGGAACTCCCGCAAACTATGTGTGGACTACCGCATACCAAATAGAGGGAGCCGCACACGCCGAAGTATATATTTATAGAAAAAATAATGGCACGGGCAACTCTGGGGGTTCATACAACTTTACCAATAATCAACTTACAGTACCCACAGGGTGGTCTAAAAACCCCCCTACACTTTCAAGTGACGGAGATGAAATATATGTATCTGTCGGTTTAGCTTCTGGAGCTTCCACCGCAACAGCAGCGACTGTTACCTATGGAACTTCAGCTATTTTTGCGAAAAGACTTGATGGTTCTGCAGTAAACATAGTATTTAAAAGAGCTACCTCTGCCTCTACACCTAGCCCTTCCGCAGGCGTACCTACAGGTGAGGGATGGTCTGATAGCCCTCCAGCGGGCACAGATCTTTTGTGGGCTTCAAACGGTACAAGAACAGCAGGGACTGTAAACTATGTGTGGACTACCCCCTTCCAGATAGAAGGCGCCGCGCATGCTGAGGTATACATTTATAAAAAGCAAGCTAATGCAGGCGGCAATGTTACAGGAGGCTCGTACAACTTTACAAATAACACACTTACTGTGCCTTCAGGCTGGTCAAAGAACCCTCCAGCATTATCAGCAAACGGAGACAAAGTGTATGTACTTGTCGGTTTAGCTTCTGGAGCGTCTACAGCAACGGCTGTAACTCCTACTTGGAGCAACCCTCCGGTAGTTTATGCAGAAAAAACAGACGGAGCGAGAGGAATAAGTGCGGGCGTAGCAGAGCTTTATCAATTATCTAACACATTCTTAAATAGTGCAGCAGTACCTCCAACAGCTAATCCAGGTAATGTACTTACTTATAGGTTTAGTGACGGGGCAATAACATCAGGCGTTATAGCCAATGGATGGTACCAAGCGACTGGGGCTTCTAGTACAACAACTCCAGTAGCAAACAATAGGTACTTATGGAAAATAACTGCTCCAGTATTAGCAGCAGCAGATACAGATACTATTGCTCTTAGTGATTGGTCTAGTGCTATCCTTGCAGCTCAGTATGGGGCTCAAGGCCCGGATGGGGTGGCAGCTAGAAACACGCTTATAGCAACTTTGTACTATCATACTGAAGTTCTTGCTACCTCCAGTGCTCCTACTGCTCCTACTAGGGGCAACTCTACTAGTACGTTTACATTTAGCACTGCTAGTCTCTATAACCCAGGGAATGGGGTTGGAAGTGCGGGCCAGAACTGGCAATTATATGCACCAACTTTTAAAGCAGTAAATGCGTCTGGAGCTAAGTTAAAGTGGTACGCAGTACAAATGACAGCTATAGCAGATGCTCCAGGTGGGGATACTGCAACTTTGAGTGCCGCTACTAGTAATATAACATTTACGGCTGTAACCTCAATAATGACTTTTGATGGTATAGTTGCATTTACAGACCTATCAAATAGTAATCCTGCCTCAACGATAATTAACGGAGATAATATTACTACAGGAATAATTAAAGGTCCGAACTTTACTAGTGGTGGGGGAGGTTTGCAGATTAATTTAAATTCTCCTCAAGCAACTACAGATAAGATAATACATGCTAAAAGTTCGAGCAACTTGGATACTTTTTATGTGGATGCAGCTGGAAATGCTTTCTTTAAAGGCACACTTAATGGTGCAAACATTGAAGGCGCTAATAGTATAACTGGCAATAATAATAGATTAACCATAGGAACAGACTCGAAGATAGTTATTGATGGGGGGCTACAAATAATAGAAGTAAAAGATACCAATAATCAAACTAGAGTTAAGATCGGTAAGTTATCCTAGTACCACCGCAAAAATAAAACTTGACTAAGTATGTCCTTTGGGATATAATTTCACAATGGAGAAAAAGACATGAGTGCAGGAACGTATAACTTAGTAATTGATCAAGGCTCCGACTTTGCTATTGATCTGACAATTACTGAGCAATCAACGGCTAAAAACCTTACTGGATATTCTGGTAGGGCACAGATACGCTCAACACATACCTCTTCAACAGTAGCCGCTTCGTTCGTTTGCACGGTAGTAGGTCTTCCCACTGCTGGAATTATGAAACTGAGTATATCAGCGGCTACTACCACTGCTATGACTGCTGGAGCCTATGTCTATGACCTTGAAATCTTTACAGGGAGTGACGTAGTAGTCAAGAGACTAATTGAGGGAACTGTTACCATAAATCCAGAGGTAACCAGATAGTGAGTGCTGCATCCGTAAATGTAGCTGTCACGGAAGCAATAACAAAGGTAGCAGTATCTAGTTCAACTGGTATTTCTGTATCTATGGGTGAGCAGTTTACCAATGTACATGTAAATAATTTTGCTATTCCTGTAGCTCAGGCTGCAGATGCGATAGCCTTCACCCCCTACGGAAGCATTACTGCAACCAATATTGGGGATGCTCTTCAGCAATTAGCAGATCAAAATTTTAGGTCTCCAAGTGCCCCAACAGGCTCCAACGTCGGGGAGGGAGATATCTGGTACGACACAGATGATGATGAATTAAAAGTATATCGCGAAACTAGTACGGGTGTATTCCAGTGGGTTCCTATAATAGTAGGATCAGCTGGTAGTGACTCAGATACACTAGACGCAGGAGCCTTTTGAGGCTTACCCGGAGTTATAAATGGCACAAACACTTAGAATAAAACGCAGTACTACTGCTGCTGCACCGGGAGGTAATCTTGACGTAGGTGAATTAGCGTATTCGTCGAATTCGGATAAACTTTTTATAGGTAATCCAGATGGTACAGGTAACGTAGTAATTGGTGGTGAATTATACATCAATATGCTTGATCAGACAGCAGGGACATTAACCGCTAGCAGTGCGATATTAGTAGATAGTAATAGCAAAATAAGTGAGTTAAAAACAGCGAATATTACTATAGCCGGTAATAGCATAACTTCTGCGGCAGGAGATATTGATCTTGTTGCAGCAGGTAACTTAGATATTGATGCGGGTACTATTGATTTAGACACCCAACCAACTGAATTTAAGATTAAGGACAACGAAGCAAATGCAGTTGTCTTTAAGGAAGGAAGTAATAAGTACCTTAGTCTTGTAAGTACAAATTCGGGTGAAAAGGTTGTTCTAGATCAAGCTGTTACTTTCGGACTAAACGGTACTGACGGCTTTACTTTTCCTACAGTAGATGGTACGAATCATCAGGCATTATTAACTAATGGTAGCGATGTTGTAACATGGAGAACAATATCTACAACGGCTAATATTACGGGTGATACTGGTACTACATCTGTTTCCGGAGCTGGCCATGACTTTGCCTTTGTCGGTACAGATGCAATAGATACGGTAGCTACTAGTAATACGCTTACTATCAGTATTAAAACTGCTTCCGCGACTCAAAAAGGTATTGTTGCCTTTCCTTCTGCAGACTTTACAATATCGGCAGGTGATGTTACTATTAAAGATGCTACTACTACTCATAAAGGTGTGGCTTCTTTTGACTCTACAGATTTCACTGTAACTAGTGGTGCTGTTGCTGTAAATGCTACTACTATAGGTAGTACTGCTGTTAACCCCGGTACA